AACATCCGGTGGTGAAGGCACTTCAAATGGAATATTTAGACTTCGTGACAACTTCAATGTTGCCCTTGACATCGGAACCCTCGGTGCTTCACCCTGGAGTACATGGTTACAAGTTGCGGATACAACCACCATGGGTACAGAATATCCACTCAGCTTAAATCCTAATGGTGGCAACGTCGGTATTGGGGATAGTGACCCCGATTCAATATTACATGTGCAGAGTGACCTCCAGTCAGGTCGTGGTCCTATAAAAAAGACTTCGGCTACGGCATCTACGTCCGGATTCAATTATATTTTAAACGGACCACGACCTGGTACGACGGATCAGGGCGCCGTATTTTTCATAAACGGATCAACTAGAACAGGTGACGGTGACACTAATACTCTTACCATACGAAATGATAGTGGGTCTGTGGATATTGGAAGCCGTTCAGAAACACTCGTCTCCAGCCATAATCCTATACCAGAAACATATAACGCAGAACAGAAGAATGTTGATATAATGTTAAATAATGGAAGTATTTGGTTGAGTCCGTATACTGGACGTCACAGAAGCCTGGGTACTGGAACTGGTGATTGGAATCAATATATTGGTAAACATTATTTAGGTCGAATTCTAACCGGAATTCAAATAGAGAACAAGAGTACAAACTCAGCTGGTGGTACCGGTTATTATTCAAACTTACTTCATTTTAGAGCACACGATTACGGTATATATGGAGGTAATGAAAGTGATATAACTATGACAGTTCGAGGTGATAAAGTAGGTGTTCGAACCCAAGCACCTACTTACACGATGCACGTGAATGGTAGTCTATTCTACTCGTCGGGTGGTCTTAATGGCTCAGATGACCGAATCAAATATAACGAAGAGAATATCACGAATGCACTCGAAATTATAGGTAAGCTGAAACCCCAGAAATACGAGAAAATTATGTCATTCCCATCAGAAGCTAAGGGAACGTGGATACCAACTGATGAAAATTGGGAAACTATTAAGAATGCAGAAACAAAACCGTGGGAAGGATTTCAATATGGAGACGAGTTTGGGTTTATTGCACAAGATGTTCGTAACATTCCCGAAATATCATTTTTAGTTTCGGGTTCAGAAAGTGTAACAAATGATGAAAATATATCACCCGATGAGTATCACAAACTACCCGAAGAAGAACAGAGTAACTATACACAGAAATTTATATACGAGTCAAACGTGATTACAACACAAGAATATACGAGTTTAACAATAGAAAACAAAGAAAAATGTACAGAACTCTATTCGAAACGGGTAGAAACCCAAACACCTTTAGGACTCAATTATCAAGGACTGTTTGTCATCGCCATAGGTGCTATAAACGAACTCAAAGCAGAAAATGACACACTCAAAACCCAACTCGCATCAGTTCTCACCAGATTAGATGCTCTCGAAAATGCCTAGTCCCGATTTCCTCCAAAGTGTCTCCCACTTTGTAAGAAAAAGAGTTCCAATTGCTCCTGTATCAAACAAAAGCCGTTGGCTTTTGGACTTTTAAAAAAACCTCCCTCCATAGTAGATATGGCCGCGAACGGAAACCTGATCTTTCAGGATACAAACAAAGCTACGTTCGTCGGTGCGAATTCGAATGTTGTCATCGATACAGTACACGCGAGTTTGGGGATCGGGGTCGACGTGAACGGACCCACGTCCAATCTTCACGTCGTCGGGAACGCATACGTCACATCGAACCTCACGGTCACCGGGAACACGTTATACACCAATCCCACCGCAGTCCTCGTGGACTCCAACGTGGTCACCGAATACACGGGACCCCACGATCGACCCCCGCGGAAGTATCCGGAGGTGGGTTTTCCGACACAAGTCAACGGTGACATAGGAAATACCACCGTCACTTACAAGGGATACACACTTACGTCTAGTACAACATATAATTTTATTAATCATAACTTGACTAACGCACTTGATGGACTTACAAGTACTGCATGGTCAGGTAATCTTGGAAACTACACAACTGCCGGTGTCCCAGAAAGCACAACTCGTGGTGGATTAGGGGACTATATTCAACTCGAATTACCTAATGCAATAAAATTACAACACACAAAGATTTTTTCACAACAAACTGCTGGTTATTCTAATGGACCAAGGGATATTACGTTATATGGTAGTAATAATGGGACGGATTGGACGTCAATTAAAGTTGCCACAGAATTACCTTTAAATGGTCACGCTTTGAATGCTACCGTTCATGTAAATTCAATGACGTTTTACAGGTATTTTAGACTAGAAATCAATAAAATATGGATTGATTCTGGAAATGCCACTTATCCGAGAATTGCCGAATGGGAACTCTACGGCCACGAAGAAGGCAGTGGCTCCCTAGACACCACCCTAAAGTCCGTGTACAACGTGCCGGCGACCACGGGGACCCAGTTGGAGGTCTACTATGATGCGAAGGACTTGGCGGATGGGGCTCTCTCGACTGCATCTGGTGCTATAACAGGTTTAGGAGGGACGACTATTAATGGAACAGCCTTTGGTGACCCACAGGTTTCTAACGGAGCTTTTGTTTTCGACGGGACGGGAGATTACATAGAAACTTCTACAGTTTTACCTTCAACATTTATAGACGATGTACAACATTCTATCGGTATGTGGTTTAAGGTGAATACGAATGACCTTGAACAAACGCTTATGATGATCCATAATGGTGGTAACTACGCCAATCAGAGTCCCCACATTGTCATATCGACTGCGGGAATATTGAGATACGATTTCTGGACAAACGATATTAAATTACTTGACCCGATAGTACCTAATCAATGGTACCATCTCATGATTACATTTTCGGGTGGAAATCATGCAAGTGGTACAAAGTTTTATATTAATGGTGTGCACAATACAAATGTATCAATACCTACAAGTACCGCTACTTTAGATATACAGGCGTCTAGTCTTGTTACCGTAGGGGCGCGACCTAACGCAGCGCAAGCGGTTCGCGGTTCCATCGCGAACTTCCGTCTCTACTCCAAGGCCCTGAACGCCGACCAAGTGAAGGAACTCTACGACTACCAAAAGGATTACTTTTTGGGGTCCAAGTCCCAAGTGACCCTGTACAAGGGACACTTGGGCGTGGGGGTCACCGAACCCTCGGGGCAACTCGAGTTGGCGGGAGATGAGCGGATTCAAGAGTATCCTCCTAGGGGGTTAGTTGGGGACGAAACATTGTATGATCCAAATGGTAACGCATACGAATACAACGTCGAAGGACATGGTGTTTTCAAGTTGTTATCTAGTTATAGATATCACAATGGAACAGGGTCTAATGATCGTCGAATATACAAACTCTTTGATAAAAGTAATGATACAATAACACATTGGTCTTCGTTTAATAGTATTGCTCCATATGACGCGGCTGGTGGGTCGGGTGCGTGGGTAACTACTTTAGACGGAGGAAGTACGATTACGGCGCATATCGCAGAAATTCAAATGCCGTACAAAATCACCCTGAAAAAGTATATTTTAACTTCCAGTTCACAAGTTCCCAGGGCCCTTAAAACTGGTATGATTGTAGGAAGTAATGATGGTAACGTGTTTCATGTACTAGACAGTGTCTCCGATTTCGGGTTTACCGCAACATCTCAACCGAAAGAGTATACGGTAGATAATACAACAACACCATACAGGATTTTTAGACTCCTACTCATGAACACAAATGGGCACCCAACATGTAACATGAATGAATGGCGTCTCTTCGGCACCCCTGGTCCCACGACCCTCGATAAGGGTTCGCTGACTTTAGGGAGATCCCTCGATGTTCCCCGCGTTTCGCGGTACGACGTGGATACGGAAACCCCGAGACCCGAGAAGTTGCTGGTGGATTATGATACCACCGTGAACTCCTCACCCACAGATATTTCGGGGAAGGGGAATCATGGGGCGTTTTACGGGACGAATATGAACTATTCGTCGGCCGATAAAGCATTCGTATTTAACGGGACGGATGATTATATAAAATTAGATACAGGATTAACTGGAAATGCTGTACACAGTGTATCGATGTGGATCAAGGCTAAAGCTGACCTTGCGACAGGTTATGTTGATGTATTATTTTATTTGGGTGGAGGTGGAAGTGGAAATCACCGAGTTGAGGTGGTTATAGAAGATGATAAGATAAATTACAATTTTTCTAACAACAATTATGAAGTGACGTTTCCAGTCAATACATTAGTGGATGATAGATGGTATCATTTAGTATTTACATATAATGGAGTTGGTGGTGCTTCTGGGCGGGAAGTTTATATAGATGGTGTACAACAAATAGGTGCTCATACAGGAGCTTCTTCAGCCGTATTAGCACTCGCGGACAGTAATATGTACATAGCGGGCAACTACGCACAAAGTGTTGGTTATTTTTTCTCTGGCCAAATCTCCAACTTCAAACTTTACAACGTCGCCCTCGAACCCTCGGAGGTCAAGAAACTCTACAAATTGGGCCGAACCGGGCGGTCCATGGTCATCAGCGACACGGCCGTCGGTATCGGGAAAGTCCCCGAAGCTCAGTTGGATGTGCGGGGGGTGGCGAATGTGGATGGAAATCTTCAAATCAATGGTTTTAATGCGAAACGTGTGCTCATAGGATATCAGAGATATACAAATAGTACCGGTGTCGTATACGCCAATTCGGTCACGGCAGAAGAATATCAAAATGCCTGGGCTGTAAATTACACAAGAAAACGTGCGGGTAGTCAAATATACATCATATCAGATTTGTGTGTGGCTCAGGCGATCGGTGCAACTAGCGGTACGAATTATAGAGATATCGACGCACGCCTTAAAGTTTGGGACGGGTCGACCGATCGATTTTCAGATGTGACACGAGATTGGCAAAGAATCGATAGTTCGTTTTTTGAATATATGCGTCAGAACCGTATACACTTCGGCCCTGAACCTTTACCGGGTGGAAATACTATCACGGTAGTAGCACAGGTAGCACAAAGTGCTGGCTCAGGAACACATACTAGTTGGGGAATAAATATATGGGGTGGACGCAGTTTTATAGAAATTTTTGAGACGATGGAGGCATAATTTTATCGTACGAAATAACATATGAATATCGATCGGAGATTAACTATACGAACACTCGAAGAACTCCTGTCGGATTCTTATACTGGGTGTAAATATGACGACACATATGATTCTATAGAAGTTTTTGGGAATGTAGAAAAACCGTCACTAGATGTATTCCGAGCAAAATATATCGAGTTACGTGATCATGTAATTCCAATGGAAGAATTCCGCCAAGCACGTAACAAACGTCTCGCCGAGTGTGATTGGGTCGTCATTCGGGCGACATCTACAGACACACCCGTTCCCGAAGAGTGGAAGGTGTACATGCAAGCCCTCCGTGACCTCCCCTCCACAACCGAAGACCCAGCGAACCCGGTTTGGCCAACTGCCCCGACTTCGTAGAAGTCGTGCTCCTTCAATTTCGTAGACTCGTTCCCTTTCCTTACAAACCCATACCAAAGGTTTCTAAGGTCTGCCGTCCCAATCAACTTTCCCTCCCAGCTTAAAAATAAACTCTCCATATAATATAAAATGTCTGGTGGTATCGCCCAACTCGTCGCTGTCGGTGCTCAGGATGTGCACCTCGTCGGTC